CGATTTCCTTTTGTCTGGAGAGACGCAATGAACATTGCAGAACAGATTCGTGCGTTCGAGCTGAAACAGCGCACGGCACTCGATCGTCAGCAGGCAATCATGAAGGTTGCCGGCGACGAAGGGCGCTCGCTCGATGAAGAAGAGGCCGGCGAGTTCGACTCGCTGGACACCGAGCTCGCGGCAATCAAGGGCCACATCGCCCGCCTGAAGAAGGTCGAGGCTGCCGACGCTGGCACGGCCGAGCCGCCCCCTGCCGCGAAGCCCGGCAAGGGCCCGACGATCATCTCGCGCAAGCACTCCGATGCCGATCCGAAGTTCAAGGGCCAGATGCTGGTCCGCAAGGCGATCGCGAAGGCGCTTTCGCAGATGCAGGGCTTCGACGTTCCGGCGTGGAAGATCGCCGAGCAGCGCTGGGGCAAAGAGTGCCCGATGCTCGTCCAGGTCATGAAGTCCGGCGTCGCCGGCGGTGGCTCGGATTCGGGCGAGTGGGGCGCGGAGCTGGTGTCGGCCGACAGCCGATACACGGGCGACTTCGTCGAGTACCTGAATTCGATCACGGTATTCGACAAGCTCGGCCTTCGTGATGTGCCTGCGAATGTCACGATCAAGGGACAGGACGGCGCCGCGACCGGCTTCTGGGTGGGCCAATCGAAGTCGATCCCTGCCACGACCGGGGACTTCAGCACGGTCAATCTGACGCCGCTGAAAGTCGCCGCGATCGCTGTCACCTCGAACGAGCTCCTGCGTGACTCCAGCCCGGCGGCAGAAATGCTGGTCCGTGACGCTCTCGCAGAAGCCTCGGCTCAGCGGGTCGACAACACATTCCTGTCGACCAGTGCGGCTTCGTCCGGCGTGTCCCCTGCGGGCATCCTGAACGGTGTCACGGCTCTCGGTTCGAACGGTCAGGACGACGCGGCGGTTCGCGAGGACCTTCGCGAGCTCTACGCGCCGTTCATCACGGCGAAGATCCCGACGAATGGACTGGTGCTCGTGATGCATCCCAACCTTGCGGTGTCGATCGGCTTGATCGCCAATGCGCTCGGCCAGGATGCGTTCCCGGATATCGGACCGGACGGCGGCACGCTGCGTCGTATCCCAGTCGTCACCGGACACAATGTCGGCGCGACGCACATCATCATGATCAAGCCGTCGGAGATCTGGAAGATCGGCGATTCGGGCGTGGAGATCTCGCTCTCGCGCGAGGCCACGATCGAGCAGGATACGGCGCCTGCCGGTGCGTCCGACACGCCGACTGCGGCGAGCGCGACGCTCATGTCGATGTTCGGCACCGAGTCGACGGCGTTCAAGGTCGTGCGTTCGATCAACTACCAGAAGCGGCGCACGCAGGCCGCGCAGTGGATCAGCGACGCGTTGTACGGCTCGTATACGTAAGAAAAACAAGAGCTTATAATGGCAAGGCCCGGAGCGTTAGCGCGCTCCGGGCCTCTAGCCACAACCGATCTAGTAGGAGATCCGGCAATGGTTCGCGTAACTATATCGCGTTCGTCGGCAACCGCCGAAGGTCGCAAACGATATTTTACTGGCATCCCCTGCAGGCGCGGACACGTAGCCGAGCGGATAGTTGCCTCGGGCAACTGTATCGACTGTGTCGCTATCAAAGACGCAGAGCGAAACAAGCGCCCAAACAGGCGCGAGTATTTCTTGGAATACAGCAGACGCCCAGAAGTACGGGAGCGGATGAAGCCATTAGCGGCTGCGCGACGAAAGCGCGAGCACGCCAAGCTCGGCAGCAAGGTTTGGGTTCACTCGATTGTGCGACACGCACAAGAGCGCGCCGAAAAGGCCGGCGTACCGTTTGACGGAGCGGCAGTGCTGGAATTTGTCAGCAATCCGCCAACGCACTGTCCGGTTTTCGGAATGGAATTTAATCCGGGTGGCCGAAAGAAATACGCCTCGCCGTCACTGGACCGGCTACGGCCAGAACTGGGGTACGTGCGCGGCAATCTCGCTTTAATCAGCCTTCACGCTAATCGCATAAAGAACAGCGCGACAGCGAAAGAGATTCGCACCGTGGCGGATTGGCTTGATACAGAACTGGAGAACACATGCTCGTCAGAGTCCTGAAGAAGCACGTGCCGCGCGTCGGCAAGAAGGGCGACAAGGTCGAAGTCCCCGATCGTGCCGCTCGAGTCCTGATCACCATCGGATCCGTCGAGCAGGTTGCCGCTGAGCCTGAGAAGCCGGCGAAGGCACCCAGGACCTACGTGCGCCGGGATATGAAGGCGGAGGACGATGAGTCTCCGCGTGAGCGCCGGAACGCATGAGACTCTCGTTGCCATTCGGCTACGAGCTCTCGGCCGCTCGAGCGAATGGATCCGTCGCGATCGCACTGCTCCGCAAGCAGGCTGGTCTCCATGAGCCTAGCGGCCGTTGGCAGCGCATCTGGGACACCTACACCGGGCAGTGGCAGCAAGACGTCGAGGTCGAGCTCGAGTCGGTTCTGACTTACAGCGCCGTCTTCGCGTGCATCCGGTTGATTTCCACCGATATCGGCAAACTCCTGCCGAAGCTGATGCAGCTTACCGAGTCGGGCGTGTGGCAGGCCTTCGACAGCCCGGCGTTCTCGCCAGTGCTGCGCAAGCCGAATCCCTACCAGACCCGAATCAAGTTCATCGAGCAGTGGATCGGCCAGAAGCTGATCCACGGGCGCGTGCCGATTCTGAAGAGTCGCGACAACCGCGGTGTGGTCCGCGAGCTCCGCGTGCTGGATCCGCTGATGGTGGATCCGCTCGTGTCCGAAAGCGGCGCAGTGTTCTATCGCCTCAAGCAAAACCGACTGGCGGGAATCGACAGCGACATCGTCGTGCCAGCCAGGGAGATCATCTACGACGTCCACTTCACCCCGGAGCATCCGCTGGTCGGTGTTTCCCCAATCGGCGCCTGTGGCCTGGCTGCCACCCAGGGACTGAAGATCCAGCGAAACAGCACGAAGTTCTTCGGCAATATGAGCCGCCCCAGCTTCGTGCTCACGGCGCCAGGCGCGATCTCCGACGCAACGGCGACACGGCTGAAGGACAAATGGGAGCAGAACTTCGGCGGCGAGAACTATGGCCGCACGGCGATTCTCGGAGACGGCCTCGAGCCGAAGGCGTTCACGCTGACGGCCGAGGATTCGCAGCTGATCCAGCAGCTCGGCTGGACAGGTGAGGATGTCTGCCGCGCCTTCGGAGTGCCGGCGTACAAGATCGGCTTCGGACAGATGCCGGCGTTCAACAACGTCGAGGCGCTGGACCAAGCGTATTACTCGCAGTGCCTGCAGGAACTGATCGAGTGCGTCGAGGCGCACCTCGATGAAGGCCTCGAGCTTCCGCCCGAATACGGCGTCGAGCTTGACCTTGATGGTTTGCTGCGCATGGATTCGAAGACGCGCGCAGAGGTCGACAAGACTGAGATAAGCGCTGGCATCCTCGCCCCGAATGAGGCGAGAGCGAAGCGCAACCTCCTTCCGGTGAAGGGCGGCGAATCGCCGTACCTGCAGCAGCAGAACTATTCGCTGGCGGCTCTTGCGAAGCGCGATGCGATGGATGATCCGTTCGGCAAGCAGCAACCAACAGAGCCGAGTCCTGAAGAACCGGAAGAGGTCGAGGACGAAACTGAATTGCGCGAGGCTCAGCGCGCCATCTTGATGAGGGCAGCATGAACGCGGTGGTGCGCACAGATAAGGCCGTTGAGATCCTGAACGAGACCGCCGCAAGCCTCGAGGCGAAGCACGTCGAGGCACTGCGCAAGGCGACTGCAGAAGTCGCAGACCTGCGCGCCGAGCTAGCGACGCTTCGCGCAGAGGTCAGAAACATGACGCTGATGCGCGGCGAGAAGGGCGAGTCCGGCGAACGTGGCGAGCGTGGCCAACCTGGACGCGATGGCATCGACGGAGAACGAGGGCCCGCGGGCAAGGACGGCCATGACGGGATCGAGGGCAAGGCGGGTCCGCAGGGCGAGCGTGGCGAACGAGGACTTCAGGGCCCGCAGGGCGCTCCCGGCGAGCCGGGGCTGCCGGGCCAACGCGGCGAGCGCGGTGAGCGGGGCGAGAAGGGCGAGCGCGGAGAGAAAGGCGACCGCGGCGACCGCGGCGAGACCGGCCGCGATGGCAAGGATGGCCGCGACGGCAGAAACGGACTCGATGGCCAGGACGGACGAGACGCCGCCGAGATCGAAATCCTCGAGGCGATCGTCGACGGCCGCGCATACGCCCGCGGCACATGGGCGAAGCGCGATGGCGGTCTCTGGCGGTTCAGCGGCGCCGAATGGGTGTGCGTCGTCGACGGCATCAAATCCATCGACGTTGAGCAGCTCGGCGACCGTGCGTTCCGCGTTTCAACGACATACGCCTCCGGGGCCAAGGCATCGCGTGACTTCAACG